CCCCGAAGTACCCACCGTCGACGAAGTAATTATATAAAAATTCCGATTCGATAATTTTAAATTATTCGAATATTCATCATATACAGTACCAGTTGCCCAAAGTCTTCTCTCAACAACAGGAGAAAACTGATCTATATATTTCATAGAGATCATATCTCTATGAATAGATTGGGGGGAATATACTAATTCTTTTGGAGTCTCTAAACCCTCTCCGTCTAAAACATTGGGTTTCCCTATAAATAGGTAAAACCTATCATTTATTGTTGTAGTTGCTATATCTCTATTTAAATTAGTTAAATTTAAATACCTGAATTTATTTGTTATTAAGTCGTACATATGTATACTCTATTAAGTTAGGTCGTCGTAGTCGTAATCTATTGTGTTCGTATCGATGATACTACCATATCGAAGAAGATGTAATATTGGATCATCAACTATGAAACCGTAATCATTCGGACCTCCCTCTAATGTAGAAGCCTTTGTTATAGTAGACCCTAAAGATTTTGTTGATACGTTTAATAATGAAGTAATATTAAATTCACCGAAAAATATTAAACCTGCTGGATGAATAGAAGATTTTAAAATATTAGACCATTTATTTATTGGAGATTTGGTTTTTACAACATAAGAATATTCTTGGTAATAATACCCATCCCTAATTCTTTTTCTTTCTTCTGAAATAAATCCATCGATATTTAAATATTTGGGTTCGGTATCGAATAATTTCCCGACCATATTATTAGTGGGCACCAGAATAGGATTTATATAGTCCCAAGAAGATCTGGCATTATTATATATTGAAATTAGATTCTCTAAAGAAGTAAAACTTGAATAGTCCTGACCAGGATTGGTAACAATTATCTCGGAGATACATCCGATCCCATCTGTTACCAGATCTCCGGGAGATATTATCAAATCTACTGCACCAGTATTTCCCCTATTGGAACCACCGAAGACTAAATCCGGTAATTTCTGAAATCCCTGACCCCCATATGTTAATTCGAGATCTGTGATAACTCCCGTTGAGATGTCATCGACAGACTTTACGATAGCTTTCGCGGGGGATACTTCTGTCGAATCTTCCAGTGGTTCCGAAGATATGGTTATGATATCCCCGACCTTATATAAAGCCCCGCCTGAAGTGATAGACTCGATTGACTTAATAACCCCCGAAGTTATCGCTGATATTTTGGCTTGTCCCCCAGACCCTATAAGATGCGGATCTCCCCGGAATATCGGATTCACGACACCCCAGACTGGATCTGCCGGAGAAATCGGGTCAATGGGATATAAACCGCCTACATTAGCCATACAGATTTGAATTCTGTATATGTGATTACCGACTGAGGATGAGTTTGCCTCTTCAATTGTAGCATACCACCCATTACCGAAACCAGCGGTACCGGGATTCCAAGTTCCTGTGACTTGATTGTATGTTACTGGATTAATCGGCCAAATTGATTCAATCGAATATTTTTCGTTCTGAATATAATCAGGGAATACCCCCTCAGTAAGGAGTTGACCCGTATTATCCTCGAGTAGTAAATCCCATTCGGTCGGGAGAAAATCTGCCCTTTTATAAATTGAAGCAACGTGCATATTTCCAAAACCGAGGAACCCTATATCAGATTGATTAGGAAAATATGTCTCTCCTTGATTTGGTATTTCGATCGAAATTGGATCTATCTTTGAATATAAATTATTCGATGAGTAAGATGGGCTCTTGAAATCTACACTAATATTTCTATTTGATAATACGTTCAATAATTCGAATTGATACGAATTTCCATCAACGCCAGTTACAATTATAAATTGACCGAGATTTTCATATCTCGGATCGGCGAGAGCATCCTGAAAAAATCCACGAATCGAATTTTTTATTAATATAATTTCATAAACATCACCGGAGAGTTTAATGACTCTCTCGATTATACCCGATGAATTAGCGTGTTTTGCTTCACGGCCAACGATATTTCCTATGTCAGATTCTGAAAAAGTTTCAAGATTCGTTGTTCTTTTACACCTTAATCCGGTTTCAGAAGTCCATTTACCATCCGAAGTTTTAAGAATGTCAATGGAAGGATAATATACATTAGCTTCAGAATTTGATATTATACGAAATAATATTTTAATAGAAGACTCTGTACCCTTGACCCTATATAAATCCGAGATTTCCTTTAAAAGTTTTCTTTTATCCAGTCCCTCTGTTAAATTATATGGGATAATAGCCATAAATTCGTGAAAGAACTTTTGAATATTATTATGGGGGGTGGAATTTATATTTCTATATTCTAATAACTTATCTGTGACTTGCGCAGGTCCGGGTGTATATGATATCAATGTAGAAACCGGTTTAGCCACATCACCGAGAATTTCAAAATTTTCGGAATCTATGAACCCGCTTTTAGATGAAACGAATAATTTATCTTCAGAAATAGAATATATGGTAGCAGTAGTTCCTGAACTTAATCCTCGTATAATATCCCCTATTTCATACGAAAGTCCCGATGTCTTAATCTGATACGATATAATACCAGAATCTAAAAATTTATAATACTCCTTTACAAAATTTGTAAATATCGGGTATTCTTCCGAGATATATCTCGGAAATATATTTTCTATTTTATCGAATATCTTCATTATAATTTACGCGTAGTTGTCGCATATGAAGAATAGTTAACTGGACTGAGAAGGGAATTATCCTCTGTTCCAGAAATAATAGACGAGGTTATCTTGAGTATATTATTTCGCATTGGATTGATGTCTAAATTATCCAGAGTTGTTGTAATTTTCAGAAGTGTATCCCCATCAGTCTGAAATCCGGAGATCGAAATGGCTTCTATAATTACTTCGCCGGTATCATAATTAACCCTCCCGTGATTCAAACTAGGATTAACAATAGACTCTACAATTCCCTCTGTTTTATATAATATGATATTGCCTTTCCCGTCATCTTTGAAGCGATGAGTGTCTGTAGAGCCTGTGATAGTAAACCCATTTGAAAAAACCATACCAACTGTAGATTCGGAAGTATCAATGTGATAATTTGATATTTTATTACCGAATAAGAATTTATAACTCCCCGCTGTGTTTATATATGTTATTGCGGTTTTGTGAACTCTGTGCTCGATCCTCGAAGACATAATAGAATCATCCGACGAATCTATCATAGTAGCCAAATTCGAATTTCTATGAATACCCCCGAACTCTGTTAGTATATCCTTATTGTAAATATCTATAATATTCTGGATACCCGTTTTTAATTCTACAATAGATTTTGTTGTTAATAACGAATTGTAATCAAAATCCACGGATAAGTCAATATAGAGATATTCTGCATCAACGATGTCAACGTTAATTCCGGAGACCTTGTATTTAACTAAATCCGATTTTAATTGATTTTTATCAAGGGTTGAAAGGTATTCCCCGCTTTCGGGTTTAATACATATGAAAACTTTACCATATTCTGGCGGTATATTATCTTCCCCTCCCCAGACGGATATCGTATCTGAATTGGGATATATTTTTTTAAGTATAACCCTATAATCGGAAATTGTAACAGCTCTATTTTGAGCAGAGAAATTGAATGGTGCATTAATTTTGATCGAATTGATGGTTTCTATACCAGCACCACCGGAGGAGGGGGAAATAGTAGTAACACTTGGATTTTTAAATTCCGTGATAGTAGAGTCAAAACTAAAATTATTTAAAGAATTACCCCCAATCCCGAGGGTTTTAATGTATTCTATTACTACAGCATTACCTGTATCTAATTTTTTACCTATAAGATTATCACCAAAATATATAGAATATTTCTCGTCATTGGACTCCTCGAGGAAGTAAACTTTTGACGTATTACCGACATCTATTAGGGTATTCCCCAGAGTATATGTCACTAGATCTGTAGCTGTGATATCAGACTTAACCGAAACCCGTAACGAAGAAATATCACAGGATTTGTTGGGTATTAAATATTTCTGATTCGAACCGGATACAATGAAAGTTTTGGTTAATAGCTTACCCTCCCGAAGTTTTATTGAATCGAAATTTATTGATCCGAACAAATCCGAATCAGTCTTATAGTCTTCAGTGGTTACAAACTTCTTACCCCCTGCATTAAAATAACTCCCTCGGGGAATCGTTAATGGGGACGAAGGTGTATAGGAACCAGACATCGACACTAAAGCTTTAGAAGTTTTTGGTGATTGGGGGGTATACCCTAGTGTTCTTGCATGGGAAACAACATTGGATCTTAATTGCGCAGTATCTAAAAACATTTCATTAACAGACATATTTGCTGTCATAGCAGCATAGTGTGTATTAAACGCAAGAACATCGAGGAGAGTTGACATTGCAGACCCTTCGAAATCATAATCTTCAAATTCCGTTTGTCCCCGAAGATAGGTTTTTAAATTTTCCTTTATTTCGAAAAAATCTTGTTCTGTAGTTGATGTGGCCATTTATTTTATCCTATCAAGGAAAGTATCAAGAGTATAAATTTCCCCTGATGGTGAATTAATTAACCTGAAATATAGCGTAACCCTCAATCTGTGATCATCGGACATATCGTTAATCTCAACGGAAGTTAATATCACTCTAGGTTCAAAATTTTCTAAAAGCATTACAATCTGGCTTCGAATCCCCGAAATAGATTGATTATCCATTTGTTCAAATAGTAAACCTCTTAAATTCGATCCGATCCACGGTTGGAAAGGTCTTTCGCCATAATCGGTTAAAATTAGATTCTTTACTGATCTTTTAATAGACTCAACATCGAATACCCGCGGAAGATCGTGAGTTTCCGGATGCCTTTTAAACATAAGATTAACATCTTTCCAAATCTTAGTTGTTTTGGTAGATATATTGGTTCCCTGAGCGTCAGTATGCCCCGGTTCTATTAATGTTTCGATTGCCATTTTTATTCTATTGTGTTATTATAAGATTATTTATAATGATTGTCGGACTTCATTTAATTGATTTAATAGTTCGGATGTATTCATTTTAGAACCCCCCTGGTATTTAATAGCAAACCCCTCATCAATGAGTTTTTGGTTGATATCGACATCTTCAACATATAAAGTACCAAGAACTCTACCAAATTTACCTAGACCGTGGGATTGTAGTGTTACAGTACCCTGAGATAATAATTCCCGAAGTTTTTCCTTGGCTTCAAATCCATATATTTTTTCTTCTGCGTTTGTTGTTCTCGTTTCTGGTGTATCAATGCCAGCAAGACGAATTCTGAATTTAGTTGATATTTTGAATCCAAGATCTATTATACAATCAACCGTATCCCCGTCTATAATTCTTGTAACTTCAATCTGATAATTATACATAATTTGCACCTGTAGTATATAAATTTATGAAACCGCGGTACCGCGTTTCACCTCGAGTTTCAATTTCTCCGCTGAAGGTGTTGTTTTTCTTAGAGATTCCGTTATTTCATTATCTTTAACTGTAAAATCGACATTTGACTCATAGAAATCGTCCACGTCCCCTTTAACGTTGAGATTAGAAATTTCGTCTTTAACATCAGTTTCTTTTAATGATTCAGTAACAAGATTCTTAGCTAAATCCCTATTAACTTCTGTATCCTCTAGTGATCCCGATATTTGTCCCTTTAATGCCTTCATCGCAGGGGTTTCAACCGACAAAGTTTCTGCAATAGCATCGGTTTTGGCATATAATGGATCTTTAACTTCTTCTACAATTTTGCCATCGGAATTTGTTACTATATTAGGAACCAATGAACACGGGTCAATCCCATCCATAATACCATCAATTAACTCATCTAAGTCTGCCCCTGCCTTCGAAATTGCGTCACCATATTTGTTTTTAAAATCAGTTTTAAGTTGAGCTAATAATTTAAGACCTTCAGCGGTAGGATTCGCCATTATTTCTTCTATTCTTGCAACTAGTAGCATTAGCTCTGGTAACATCGAATCGCCCGGCATATCAGGAAGTCCCGGCATTTCCGGGATCATTGATCTCAGTTTCTCTTCAAATTCTTTTGCCGCCGCTAATGCCGCCGCTTTTGCTGCAGCAACAGTTTCATTTACTTGTTCCATAGCAGAATTTTTCAGTTCTGCTATTTTATCTTTTAATGCTTTGAAATCTAAATCAATTCCACATGGCATATTATTCTCCTAATTAAGATCTATTCTTGTTGCAGTTAAAATCATATTACTCGATTCAGAATGCATATCAAGTTTCAGATCAGACCTAATATTCATTTTTCCCCCTGCCTTAATGGAACAATCCTCGGATACCGAATTTATAGATATATTTTTCGTAGATTGTATAGAAGATACCCCCGAGGTGGTCAACGAATAATCTTTCATAGTTGTTTGGGAGTAATCACCATTTAACTGATAATTGTGATTGCCATTACACACAGCTTCTATATTTTTGGCTATTCTTATGTTATCGTTTTTAGATATATTACCTGTTCTATTACCAAGTATTTCGTATGCTTCGTTGCCACCGGATTCCCCAGCACCAATTTTAACGTAATGATTTTTGTGAATCTTCTCAGTATAATTACCCTCAACCTCAAGGATATAATCCCCTTTGATTAATTGCCGACAAGCACCGGAGATAGTTATATTACACGCACCTTCAATTAATACATTCTTATCCCTTAGGGTTATTTCATATTCAGATCCAATAATTTTTGTGACCTTAGATCCATCCGGATGGATCTCATCGAAAGTTCCCGTACGATGATAATTCATTAATCTCTCCCCACCAGGCGAATCATCTATCTCGGCCACATGCCCAGATTCGGATTCTGTGACGTGGTTATAGGGGTATACTGAAAATGTATTAGATTTTGGGTCGAGTTCATCCCATGTTTTACGGGGATCATCTACCATGGATTCGATGGTAGATAATTTTGGTTTGGTAGCTTTTGGTATATCGGTTATTTTATTATTTTCACGAGTCATAAGAGAATCATGACTCTTAGCATGATTTCCTCGAGCGAGTTTATTTGTATCAATTAAATCTGAGTTTGCTCTGGGGTATATTCCGTTTGGATCTTTAAATCCAGTTTTAGAAGATGAATCTTCCGAGGGGGTATTAAATCCCGGAAGAGAACCTACAATAATACATTCTTGCTTAAATTGATCAACAAAGAAACCAGTAACCCAAGAACCCTCAACTAGAAACGGTGGAGTAGATCCAAGACCGTTCATGCTAGGATTTGTCGTGGGTGCCATGACAGTTGACCACGAAAGGTGATTCGTTGGGATATTTATTTTATCTGGGGAGTGATGCCCTAGACAACGAACACGAACTCTACCGAGTTTTTCTGGATCCATTCGGTCTTCGAT